ACCAATATAAATCTCAGACAACCCTTTTTCTTTAGCCCAATCCTCTAGTGCGCCAATCAATCTGACGGCTGCACTACCACCACGATGGTTAGGCAAGACATAAAAACCCATGTCCGTTGCCCGCTCTCTCAAGCTAAAGAAATAGCGCTGTGCCATTCCTGCAATAAACCCTAACAATTTTCCTTCATTTTCAGCAAGATAGACAACTCCATTGGGAATCATGGTCATCAAGCGAATTTGCTCTTTATCTGGGCTTGCAAGACTAAATTCTGCTTCTGCCACCATAGATTGGATCAGTTCATAGAACTCATCAAATCGAGAAGGGGTTAGCAAAATAATCTTCATTTGCCTTGGTCAACAATCATTTGCGCTAGTTTGCCAGCAGACACTAAGCCAGCAAGCATTTTGTAATCTGGTTCTGGAGGGATTTCATTAGGTTGGATTAAGCCTTCTTTAACCGCCATTTGAGCAAGCATGGGATAAGTGCTTTTATCCTGAATAGCCATCATTGCCATTTGACCAGCTCTGACTAATTGTTCTGGCTTGATGCCATTTTGAGTTATTACTTGCTGTAATTGCGCTTTGGCTTTTTCAACATGGGCTGGATTTTGAGGTTTACCTTTGTTGGCAACCAAATTCATCACATCTTGGTTAATCGGCTGAGTTTGCAGATTTTCCATTTTTTCTGGGGTGGGGGAAGTCGGATTGATAGCCATTTAAGTTAGTCCTAGGACAGAAGCAATTTGTTGGTGAATGTACAAATGGGAAGCTACCCAATCATAAAAATCTTCTTCATTATTAAAGTCAACATCTAACATATTGAACGGATTATTCAATCCTAACAAGCCCGCAAACGCTTGATGTTCAACCTGATGGGCGAGTAACCAGTCATCTAAATTGTCCGTATCAGCATCCGTTATTGGATAAATAGGCACTACAACGCCCTTATCCATGAAAGTTTCTTGAAATACCTTGTGCTGAGTGCCATTACAGAACAAAAACTCTCCTAGGGAATCAACATCCCCGTATTTAACAATAGAAAGAGTTTCAAAGTCCATGTCAATGTATCTTAAAGGCAATCGTTACTAAAGAAACCACAATAAATCCAGCCGAGGTTACTAAAATTTGTTCAATGCGCTTTAACCTAGCGCAAATACTGTCATAACGGATTTCACAGACCGCTTCATGGGTGTTTAACCGAGCTTCGGTGTTATCAATGAGTAAGTCCATAGTTTCCATATTAGACGGCATAGTAAGGTACTTTCACATTTGTACCATTAAGGTTAATAATCATAAAACCAGCAGGTACTAACAACAAACTAGAAGTGCTAAAGGTTGCATTAGAAGCCGTATTAGAAGTGTGATTAACAATAGTCACATTCATCGTACCGCTAGGAATAGTGACATTGGTTAATGTTAAATTGCCTACGGTTGTTGCCGTATTGCCAAGACCAATAGTGGTATTGCCAAGAGTGATGTTGCCACCCGTAATTGCTGTGTTTGCTACGCTAATGGCTACATTGGAAGCTGTGGTTATTCTGCCTTTGGCATCAACAGTAACTTGAGATACGGTGCTTGCGTTGCCATAAATACCCGCAACTACGCCAGAAGTATTTAAAGTGGGGTTTGGATATGTTCCTGTTAAATCACCGCCAGCAGTTCCAGAAGGAGAACCTCCTGTAATAGTGACATTGGCTGCTGTAGTCACACGACCTTTAGCATCAACGGTGACTTGCGCTACGGTGGTTGCATTTCCGTAAATTCCAGCAACAACACCGCTAGTATTAAGAGTAGGGTTAGGGTAAGTACCCGTAAGATCGCCACCCGCAGTACCGCCAGGCGCAGTACCACTAATTACCACATTGGATGCAGCAGTTAATCTGCCTTGGGCATCAACTGTAAACACCCCGTTGATCGTAGCATTACCATAAGTTCCAGCCGTTACTGCCGTATTGGCAAGCGCAACTGTGCCCGTAGTCGTAATAGGACTAGGGCTGACATTGATGCCAGTACCAGCAGCAATCGAAGTTACTGTACCGTTACTACCGCCACCAGAACTTCCTGATACGACCTTGAGAACCATTTTTAAACTCCATCGCCAGGGGTAATATAAATTGTTGCGTTAGCCGTACTTGTGCCTGTAAAAAAAGCATTTGGCACAAAAGTCAAAATCTCGTCTGTACCTGCTAATAATGGAAATGCGTTGCCCGTTGTGGTCACATTAGCCGAATTGGTTGTAGCATTAGCAGCATCTACGCCATAACCTAAAAATACTAAAGTAGCACCTGCATTGATAATGCGATATTGATTGCCACCAATCGTTGTATTGGTTACTTGCACAGGAGTTGGCGCAGTTACCGCAGCCGTAAAAGTAACGGTATTGCCAGTTTTAGTAAATGCGTTGATTCCCATTATTATTCCTTTTATACCGATGGTTTAGGTTGATTAGTAGTCAATACTTGAGTTGTTGTGTTCCAAGTAAACCCAATAGCACCAGCACCCAATATTTCAACTAATACATAGTCTGTAATTTTTTCATCAACAATAACTGCTTGCCAAACCAAAGCCTCTGTATCTGCTTGTATAAGCATTAAAGTATCTGTTGGGGGTTGCCATGTATTTGTATCGCCATCCCAAACACAAATATTATCTACTACATTAGTAGATTGATTGACCATTAAATAATTTTGAGTTGTCATATTAGATTACCATTCAATAATTACTATACCAGCAGCACCAGCACCGCCAGAAGAAGAGCCACCATTAGAAAGACGAGCACCGCCAGCACCGCCACCGCCATAAAGCCTGCCAGAACTTCCAGTTGTATTACTACTAACACTTGCACCTCCGCCACCTAAAATAGAACTTCCGCCAGCACCGCCATTAACAGCACCACTACCACCACCACCACCAATATTAAAAGTTCCGTTTGTGCCGTTACCACCAGAACCACCATTACCAGAATTGCCATCAATTGCACTACCACCACCACTACCACCACTACCAGTAATAGTTGTTATGGTTTGTGTTCCTGAAGCAACGTTAGAACTACCAGTACCAGCACCAACTGTTACTGCTAATGTATTTCCAGGAGTTAATCCTGTTAAATATTTAATTGCTGTGCCACCACCACCGCCGCCACCGCCACTAGTACTGGCATCACCACCAGAAAAATTAGAGGCATCACCACCATTACCGCCACCACCTACTACTGTAATTTTAAGTGCAGTAACACCAGCAGGGATGGTAAATGTGGCGTTAGAAGTATAAACATTTGCTAAAAGACCAGGTATGCTAGTACCACCAGAAGCAGCTTGGGATAACCAAACTGTGCCATTTGATGTTAAAACATTTGCGTTAGATCCAGGAGCAACAAAAGTCACATTCCCTGTACCGTTACCAATGATGACATTATTAGCAGTTAATGTGCTTAACCCAGTTCCGCCTTGTGTTGGAGTGATTGGAGTAGAAACACTACCAATCGTTACATTAGTAAGGGTTAAATTACCAACTGTAGCTGTTACATTTCCTAATCCTACGGCTGTGTTACCAAGGGTAGCAGTAGTATTAAAGTTTGCATCTAGTTGCGATAGGGGTATGCTTGTTGTAGCACTACCAAAGACATTTGGAACTCCCATTTAGAACCTCACTCTCAATTCATGTTCAAATTCAAAACCGTTGTAAATAAAGCCCGCATTATTGGATGTTACTGTAATTCCTAAGTATTTTCCATACTGCGAAGCATCTGTTTTTAAAAGCTGATAACCACCCGCTACCCACGAAATCGTAGCGCTAGAGTTGTTTGTCCAGGTAACTGTTGTTAAATTATTGTTTTGCCAAATTACATAATTTTGTAATGTGTAAACTGGTGATGAACCTGATTCACTATCTATTGTTGCGCTAATAATTGCGCCTGATGAACCAGAAACCTCAACACCCATTTTTAAAGCCTGTTTAGTGCGTATTGGATCGCCCATTGGCATTAAGGCAGTCTGAACTCTGCTAGTTACTGCATTACCACTAACATCACCATAGAGCTTAAATAATTGATTGGAAGCTGTGCCATAAAGGGCTATTTTCCCCCCTACAGGTACAGAAGTAATATAAGCTAGGTTATCGCCTTGACTGGTGATGAACCACTTTTTTTCAAAAAATATGGCTTGGATATAACGGTAGGTCTGGGTAAAGACGGCATCGTAATATCTAAAATTAAAAGCAGCGCATAAAATGTTGTTTATTAACACTTGACCGCCATAAACAGGGCTGGCAAAGTCAATATTAGGGAACATTCCATCCAAACTGTCTGATAGTTTTGAGGTGGTTGATCCTACTAGGGCGTACACCCCGTAGTCATTCATAAACAAAACCGACCTAAAATACGGAAAAATAGCAAATGGGCGTTTAGAACCTACCGACGCGCTTACATTGGTATTAGTAAAAAGTGTAGTACCACTAGTAGTAACCCTAACATCAGAGAATACATTGATGGAATCATCGCCAAAAATATACAAAAAGTTATTAGCAGAAAGAAGATACTGAATGTTTCCATGTAAGGTTGAATCCGTAAGAGTAACTGCTCCCGCAGAAACGCTTGTAAAGTCCGTATATGAACCCGCAGCGCTGTAATAAATAGTTCGCCCTTGGGCTATCCACACCCTGCCCGAAAAGGTCGCTATTCCTACATTTTGCTGTGTTTGAACCGTACCTTGCAAAACCGCATTAGTAGTAGCACCGCCACCAGAAATAGTCACAATCAGATTGGCAGAATTGGTATATCCCGTTCCTGTGTTGGTCATAATGACCGAAGTAACCACATTTCCCGTCACAATCGCTTGGGCAGCAGCCAAAGTACCACCGCCACCTGAGAAAGTAATCGTGCTATTGCTTGCGTTGGTATATCCTGCACCCCCGTCAATCACAGCTACCGATACCGTTCCTGTAGCAAAAGTAACTAGACTAGCTACGGCTGTTGCGCCTGATCCTCCACCACCTGCAAAGGTAACGGTAGTATTTGCTGCATTAACATACCCAGAACCCGCATTAGATACCGATACAGAACCAACTGTTGCTCCTGCTGTGGTTAAAGTTGAAACCGCATTGGCATTTGTGCCACCCACTTGAGAAGGCGCTGAAATAATAACGGTGGGCGCTGAAGTGTAGGCAGAACCTCGATTAACAACGCCAATAGCACCGACTGAACCAATCGTAACGACATTATTGCCATCCCAATTAAAGTATCCCTTATCAGGATCAATAATCAGCATCCTGTCGTTGTACCATTGGGTGCTTTCTACTCCAGAATTAGAGAATGTACCCGCTACCGCTACATTGCCTTTTGTACCGCTTGTGACATTGTAATATTGGGCTGATCCATCGCTTAAAAAAGCGACCACATAATCGCTCACGCCAATATTGACCGAAGATAAAGTGCTTACAGGATTGCTAAAAGTAACGGCTACATTGGCAATCGCCACATTGGAAAAATTAGGGGTAATTTTAAGATTAGCGTAACCGATTGGCTGTGCGTTTTCAATCCAAGAAAACTCGGTTTCATCAATAGCTGTACGGTTAGCTTTGGTATTTAGCCCTTTAAACTGCTTAACTACCTGGTAGGACTTTTTTTGTTCAGCAGCAGCCATTAGATCATCCCGCTATAAGAACTTGGAATCCTTCTGGTAAATGTGGTATTTAAGACTGAAGTAGCTTGCTTGAGGTACTCTTGTTTAAAGATTTCTGATTCGCCATAGCTCTGCTCATAGAATTTAGCTAGGTAAGCTGCGTAAAACTTAATGCAAGTGCTATATGGATCGTTAATAGTATCAGCAACAGTAGGCGTTCCTAAATTTAAAGCATTAGGCAATACCACACAATCAATCTCTAATTGATAGATTTGATCGGGTACAGGTCCAATATAAATTTGTCCTTGACCATACACGCTAAAAGCAAGCGGTCTGCCAATGTAGTTTTGCCAAAAGCGCAATCTAGTATTAAAGTCTGTCCAAGCTAGGTAATCGAGTGGCACACGAGTATTACCCCAATATAAGTTGATATTAACAATATCAAGCACCGAGTTACCAGAACTGGGCGCTAGTGGGGAAGATCCCATTAAATTTGTTAGCGCACCGTAATAAATGTTTTCGCAATTACCCACATACTGCAAGGTGGCTGTGCCATCGGCAAATGCAGTTGTGGGCGGGTAGTTGCTGTAATTGTTTGTACCACTAGCAGGATAAGCAGGTGCAGTAGAACCTGAAGTTCCACCTGTAACATATTGATAAATAAAGATATTAGAAAATACAAAAGTGTCAATAGTAACTACCGTATCGGCTACCCATTGCGTTGGGTATGCTGGAGTTGCGCTATTGATGGTATTAACTACCTGACAAGGAATTTGAGTAACAATCACTTCCCGTAATGCGCCTGTGTCACGAACTATGCGTTCACGAGCAGCATTGATGTAGTCAGTTAGCTGTGAATCGGTATAAAAGTTGGCATTAGCATCGTGGAGCAGGTAGCGTACTTGAGTAATGTACCCTGACAAGTTTGTGGACATTTAATCTCCATAAATCATGCTACCGCCTGAAGGATCTTTCCCCCAGCCCGCTTGGAAGCGGGTAGGGGTACTCTTTCCACCAACGGGGATAACGATTGGTTCTTTTTAGGTGGTTGAGTGGATAACTCCCACTTAGAAAGGCGCTCTAAGCCCTCTTTAAGTTCGTTGGTTGTTTTTACCCACCCAAGCCTAGCCAAATACTTCATTTTGTCATCTTCTTTGTAACCAAAAATGTGTGTTGCAAATTCTTCAGGAATTTCCACCGTTGAACCTGGTTTAAATTCATAAAAAACACCACCGAAGCCATCTTTTAGGTCTTGGTCTGAATTGTTGGTTACAAAGATATTGGACATATTAAAACTGTATTACATCGCCATAAGCTGAAAAACTAACGGTGTTGGTATTGCCTGAAGCAGTATTGACATTGACAAATAAGACTGAGGTAGTAGATCCAGATACAACAGTATTAGCGCTGTATGGAACTGCTACTGCTAAGTCTTGGTAACGACCAGCAGTTGTTAAATTGCTAAGTACCACATTGGCAACAACGGCATTGGATATATTGCCGTCATTGCTTGTGGTAATAGAAATATTAGCAAGTGACACATTACCTGATGGATTG